CTGGTGAAGTGAATACCGTGTCTCCAGCAGGAGAAGTGATGATAACATATCCTGGTTGACCATCACCATTAGTACTAGGAGAAACGACACCACCACTGCCATATGCACTTGGAGCATCATTTGGACCAGCACGAGTAGCACCACTACCTACTGTAGTGGATCCAGAAGAGGAAGTAAAAGTTACATCGCTTGGTAGTCCTGATTCTGCGAAATAACCAGATCCACCTCCACCATCGCCAAGTCTCGAAGCACCATCAGTACCGCCACCACCACCATAGTAACCAGCACCACCACCGGAACCTTCGTAACCGTTACCACCAGTAAGTTTACTACCATCTGGTGCACTAGCTCTACCTGCGGAGGATGTGCCCCCTGCACCACCAGCAGACTGTGTGCCTCCACTACCACCATCAGTGTGTGGGCTTCCAGAATCTTCACCGATTGCACCACCACCAGCACCGCCTTGACCAGTGTCATAACTAGCACCACCACCAGAACCGGCAACAATAATTGAACTTCCATGGATATCATCAGTTGGGCTACTTGATGGTTCTAGGAAAACACCGACTAGACCACCGCCTTGACCATCACCTATACCACCACCAGGATTACCAGTTGCTGCTGGTGTGTTTGGTGCTGGGTTTCCACCAGGAACACGACCAGGGGCATTACCGCCAGTACCAACAGTAACATAAAGATTTGTACCAGGGGTGATTGTATATGATGATTGAGTAAAACCACCACCTCCACCTTTGCGAACTGAGGGGCCACCACCACCACCAGCACCCCATGCTTTAATTGTAATATTACCAGAAGATGATGGTCTAGGAAATGCACTATCCGGCACATTATAGGTAGTTGAAGAATATCTTGCGTTACCTTTTGTGACACGAACCTCATCCATAAATCCAGCGAAGCCTGTGCTATCTAATGGACCACTACCAACTCTGAGAGCGTTGCCACTCAATCCAGAAGTTGTGAATGTGCCTTCAGCAACACTAACACCATCTAGTGAAATGACGAGATTGTTGGATGCTCTTGAGAATGAAACAAACTGCCAAGCACCTGTTGTTACTTGTGTGCCTGATGATTGTGTTAAGGTAGTTGCGCCATGATATGCTGTTAAAAAAGAGTTGCCACCACTTGTATTGATACCAAAATTTACGCCATCAGCAGTTAAAGAAGCGATGACATTATTGCCTGATAATGTTGTTGGATAAATCCAACCCTCTACTGTTAGGTCACCACTTAAATCAAATTCACCTGATATACCAGTTTCAACATAGTCTCCAGTACCATCTAATTTTAAAGATGTAATTCCGAACTTTGCTTGTTCTGAACTTGAGGTGGCGTTACCATAAACCTGTACACTGGCAGTATTTGCAAAATCCTGAATGGTCATGAATTAATCTCCCGTTGTACTTAAAAGGAACGACACATTAGCTTCTAATGCATCTGTGTCAAAGCTTCCACCATCACGCACACTAAATGCTCTGGCAATATATGCATTCGTATTTGCTAAAGCACTGTTAAAAACGGTAACGTCCGTTTTAGCGTTCCAATCGTCGCCGCCTACAAAAGACGTAGCGTTTGCATAATAAGATACAGATGTTACGACAGTTTGCGTTAATTGCCTATCGCCAAAGTCACCTGTTGTTTTTTGTAATTCGTTTGAGCCATCAAATAAATCAAAGACGGAAGATGAATTAGCAGAAATGATACGCTGATCTTTTACGTTAATCGCTAATTCACCTTCCTCCAATGAAGATGGTCTTGCACCAGCAGTGCTGGATCTTTTTAGTTTAATAATTGAAGCCATCTAATTATCCCCCAACTTAGTAAGTACCACCATCAGCAGTTCCTGCTTCGGTAGCAATATATGCATTAGTGTTTGCTAGTGCTGCATTATGAACACTAATGTCTACTTTTTGTGCCAAGAGACTATTATCAACAACGGAGTTTGCAAAGCCGGATACACTTGTGACAACCAAATCGCTTGGTGTTAAGTCTTCGACTGCCGTTTGTCCAACAGAGACAGCTTTTGCACCACCAGTAAAGACCTGGAATACACCAGTTCCGTTTGATGAATACAATTTTTGGTCTTTGACGTTAAGTGCCAATTCACCAGTTTCAAGATCTGATAAACTTGGTGTTGCACCAGCCGTACTGGACCTTTTTAGTTTAATAATAGATGCCATCCAGTCAACCCCTTTCTTAATCTACGGTAGTACTGGGAGAGCCGAAGCCCTCCCAGCGATTTTAGTAATGTAGATTAGAAAGAACCACCGTCAACAATGGCGTCTAACTGACCGATAGCATAACCAGTACCACCAGTATCAACTGTTACTGTTGGATCTGCTTCCAAGTCCTTAAAGACTTTGAAGATGCCATCTGTGGCATCACGGAAGATACCAGCATACTTAGCAGTTGAACCTTCGTCATACAAGGCATAGAAACCAGTATCAACAGCATCTGTTTGGTTATTGGATGCCAACTTGATTAATGGATCCATAACTTCTAGAGTTGTTGTTGAGATGTAGGTTACTTCACCTTCAACGGTTAGGTTGCCGTCGATGTGTGTGTTACCAGCAACTGTCAAGTTTGTGCTGATAGATGCACGACCTGTGTGATTAAAGTGACCAGTTGATGCTGGGTCAGCAACAGTTAGATAGCTACCTGAGAGTGATGAGTTTAGACCGTCAATACGAGTGTTTGTGTTAGCAAGATCTGAGGCTTGCTTTGCTTCTTGTGTGTCAAGAGCAGACTGAACACTAGCGATATAACTATTTGTGTTACCCAAATCACTTGCTTGTTTTGCTTCTTGAGTATCAAGAGCAGACTGAACACTAGCGATATAACTATTTGTGTTACCCAAATCACTTGCTTGTTTTGCTTCTTGTGTATCCAATGCTGACTGAGTAGCAGTGTTTAATGCACGGATAGCTGTATTAGTACCAGTCAAGTTGGTGTTCAACTGAGCAATTGCCAAGTTGGTATTACCAAGACCACCACCTGATGAAGCTTCAACAGCAGCAATGTAAGTGTTGGTGTTAGCCAAATCACTTGCTTGTTTTGCTTCTTGAGTATCAAGAGCAGACTGAACACTAGCAATGTAAGTGTTGGTGTTAGCAAGATCTGATGCCTGTTTTGATTCTTGAGTATCAAGAGCAGACTGGACAGAAGCAATGTAAGCATTGGTGTTAGCAAGAGCTGATTCGCCAATACGAACAACAGTACCGCCAGATTGCTTAGAATAGATTACACGGTCCGCAAGGTTAATCGCAACCTCACCTACCTCTAGGTCACCAGAAGCCGGAACTGCGCCGGAAGTACTGGACCGTTTAAGTTTAATTACGGAAGCCATTTTTAATATTCTCCTATAGGATTAATTTATTTTTTTTTAACATTGGTGGAAGACCACCTCGGATAACATGTTTCCCCGTAGGGGTCGTTTTTGGTTTATCCTCTTTAGAATGAGGATGAACCTCATCATTGATATTTTCAACCGGGTTCATATCGTATACTTCACCATCATAATCACTTTTACCACCGAAAAGACTACCGAACATATTAGTAAATTTGGTGTTCTGTTTATTCTTCTCTGTGAACTTTTTATCCAGATGATTTAATCTATCTTGAATAACTTTATTTAGTTTTTCAAGCTCTTTAACTCTCTCGTTTAGATAGGTGTTTTGAGACTCTAATATTAAATTTTTTTTAGTGAGTTCATTAATATGCTCTTGTTGCTTATCAATGTAGGTATTAATAACCTCTAATTTTTTACGATCAATCTCTTCCATGCTACTAGAAATCTCCGCCATCTAAAATATTTACGCCAAAGGTTGGTGTACCATTTGCAGCGATTTGAAGAATGTTACCATTCGCACCTGTAGCAAATCCCATTGTTGTAGTATTTGCACCAAATAGAACGCCGTCTTTCGTTAATGAACTGACACCTGTACCACCTTGTTCTACGCCGAGAACGGTCGATAGAATAAGTGTGGTGATTGTAGTGTTGCCAGTGAAGACCTGATTAAAGTTGTTAGCAGCACCACCGCCAACACCAAACGAACCAGTATATCTAGCACCACTAATATACACGGATTTACCAGTGAAGTCAATACCATTTGGTAAATTATCACCAATAAAATGTAGAACACCACTCTGGTAATCAAAGAACCATTCATCGTTATTACCAGAGCCAACACCAAAAACTTGATCGCCACCAGATGCTGCATTGGAAGCATCGCCACTAGTATGTATATAAACTTTCACACCGTATGTGGCACCAATCTCAGTTGGAATCCAGTCTGTTGATCCTGTTTTCCATGTTCTGTTCGCTGTTGCTGTACCATCAGCAGTACACTCAACTGGTGCAGATGTCGGATAGACTGTGACGACACCAGACGATGATCCTGGCATGACTGAAGGAATGGAACCAGAGTTTTTCCAAACACGGTCACCACGAAGCAATAACGGACTTGCGATTGATTCGTTTGGTGCCTTCTTGTTAGCATTCGTATCTGTCTTCGTTAGACCATATCCAATCTTTTTGAATAGATAGTCTAACTTCTGTGCGTCGGAGATAGCCATTTAACTTGCGACTCCCACGCTTAGTGCTGTTACCGATTCACCGCTCGCTAGAGCAATTCTAACCAAAACCACGTTACCTGTAGAATTGGACATGTTTTCGCTTCCTAGTGTTAGAGTCTTAGACCCACTTAGACTTGTACCCGTTAGAATTCTGTCACCTGCAGTAAATGCACAACCGTCAGAACCGTTACCGCCATTCCCTGTATCACTACCAGGAACACCAGCACCAGCATATGTAATGCTTGTATCTAACCAACCGTTTAATCCACTTGAAGTATCTGTACCAGAACCAGGAGCAGCAATCCAACAACCTGAGATAC